ACAAAGTCAAAGCAAATAAAGATGATTATGAAGATTGGTATGTTGGTTTTGTCGGATTTTTATGTTCTATGAGAGGAAAATTTTTCGACTCTTATGCGGGAATAATAAGGCATAAAGACGGGAAAATAAGAAATTATATTTATGAAAGAAGTAGAAATTTGATAAATCAAATACCTTTGCTGCATAATGTAATATTTACCGATGTCAGTTATTTAGATTTAGAAATTCCTGATAACAGTGTAATTTATTGTGATCCCCCCTATTTCAACACTGAAAGATATAAAGATGCAATAGACTATAACGAATTTTGGGAATGGTGTAGAAAAAAGTCGTGTAATAATGATGTTATAATTTCCGAGTACAACGCTCCAAATGATTTTAAATGTATCTGGAATTGCAATATAAAATCAATTGCTAAAGGTAAAGTGGTAATTGCAACGGAAAAATTATTTGTTCACGAAAGTTTGTATGAAAAATATGTTTGTTTGTAAGGATGTTTTTAAAATATAAATTGAGATATGGAAGATGAAGATATTTTGACTGAACGACCAAAAGAATATTTTGAATGGCTGTAAAATCATAAAAACTACCATAGAGATAGGTATGATATTTTTATGAATAGGATGAATAAGGAAGGCTTTAAAACTTATGATATAAATAATAGGTCTGGAGTGAGGGTTATTAATCCTATAAATAGAAGAATGGTAGATTATTACCATAGAAGGCAAAAAGTTTGTTTTTACATAAATGGGAGACAGAAATAGCATTATGATTTGAGTTTTCAGTCAATAATCAAATTTTTAAGGGGGAGTTAAGCAATGAGTTATTATCCAGATAAAACACAAATTCCGGCAGGATTTGAAGAATGGACTTTTTCAAATATGCCTAAAGACGGTGAAGTTGTAGAAGTGTTGTCTTATGGTAAGGTAGAAGCGATGAGGTTCGATAAGCCATATATGGCATTCAACCCGCCTTCAATAACCCGTTTGGGCGGGTGGGCTTTAGGTTTAAAGAGACAAGAAGGGATTACCCATTTTAGAAGAATAGATCATAATAGATAAAAAAGTAAATTAAAAGGAGAAAAAGTATGGCAAAGATATTTGAGAATGAAAAAGGCTTTAAGATAATAGAAATTAGTAGAGAGGAGCTATTAGATAAACTTTCGGAGTTTGGTTCGATCGGAATTTGTGATGATTGCGGAATTCCGGCAAATAATGGTTATTATATAGCAGTTCTCAACAAATGGTTATGCAAAGACTGTTTTGCGGAGTGGTATGGATATGCAATAAATTATCCGGAAGATAGGGAGATTGAGGAGCGGAATTTTGAGTGTTATAAAAGCATTTTTGAAATAGATTAAAGGTTATGAGAAAAACAAAATACACAGAGGAATTAGTAGAAAAGATATGTTTTTATCTTACAGAGGGTTATAGTAATAGATTGGCAATGGAAAAAGCCGGGATAACTAAAAGTACCTTTTATGATTGGATAAATACAAAGAAGGATTTTTCGGAACGTGTTAAAAAGGCAAAGGAGATATTTTTAGAAAATATAACAGCTAAACTTGAAATGTCTCTTTGGAAGAAAGCGACAGGCTATGAGGTTGAAGAAAAGGAAGAAGAATATATAACAAAGAATGGGCAAAGAATATTGAAATACCAGAAAGTCAAGAAAAAGCAAATCGCACCAGATACGGCGGCTTTGATATTTGCTTTAACAAATGTCGCTCCGTATAAGTGGAAAAACATGCAGAAAATAGAAACAAAAGAGATAAAAGAAGAAAATGATGCACCTATATACAGCTTTGACGACTTACCAGATGATGTTTTGTTTAAAATAACGGATGAGTTGCAGAATGTAGAACAAAAAAGGCTTGAAGCCTTAAAGAATGGAGATAATGGCGAAAAAACAGAATAAAAAAATCGAAAAACCTGCATGGGAAGGACATTTTTGTAAAGAGTGTGAGAACGGTACTTTTGTAAATGAATTTTCCAACATAGATTACAAAGGAGACCCTATATGCCTAACTTGTGATTATAGCGAATTTTATATTTTGAGAGATAAAAAGGCATGCAAGCACTTTAAGAGTCGAAAATCTTAAAAATAGAACATAACTTTTTTTATCGACTCGGGAATTTTTTTGCCGAATTTTTGAAAATCTTAAAAATGGGACATAAAAAGGAATATATAAATATTTATGATAGGGTTAAAAATGATCCTGAAAAGTTGATATTAAGTGCGGCGAGAAAGCGACTTTTATCGTTTTCTCGTTATATGTCTCCAGAAATGGAAGTTAAACCTTTTCACGAGGTATATTATAAGCTATTAGACTTGTTTGCACATGGCAAAATAAAAAAGATGATCGTACAGCAGCCTCCGCAGCATGGAAAATCGGAAGGTTCAAGTAGAAAATTGCCTGCCTTTTTATTGGGAATAAACCCTGACTTGAAAATTTGTATATGTTCCTATGCCGCAACAATAGCGAGAGATTTTAACCGGGATGTTCAGAGGATAATTGATACTGATAGATATAGAAAAGTTTTTCCAGAAACTTATTTGAATGGCTCAAATGTCGTTACACTTGTAAATAATTATTTGAGAAATAGCGATGTTATCGAAATAGTAGGACATAAAGGTTCTTTACGTGTTGTTGGTAGAGGTGGTGCATTGACTTCGAAAACAGTTGATATTTCGATATTAGATGATGTTTATAAAGATTATTCCGAAGGTAATAGCCCAATTATTAGAGATGCAGCGTGGAAGTGGTACACATCGGTTGTTCGGGCAAGGTTGCATAATAATAGCCAAGAGCTTATAGTTTTTACTCGTTGGAACGAAGATGATCTTATTGGGCGTATAGAAAAAAGCGGCGAAAAGATAATTGATATAAAAAGTTGGGGCGATATAAATGATATTCCGGAGGGGGCATGGGTTAGAATAAATTTTGAAGGTCTTAAATCTGGGGAAAAAACGGAAATAGACCCAAGAGAAGAAGGTGAGGCATTGTGGGAAGAAAGGCACAGTAAAAAGAAATTGGAAAGTCAGCGATTGTTAGACCCTATACAATTTCAGTGTCTGTTTCAAGGTAATCCCGGCTCAACTGAAGGAAGGTTATATCAACCTTTTAAAACGTGGATAGATAAAAATGATTTTGGCAAATACATTCGTACAGGTTGTTATATTGATGTTGCGGATGAAGGGAATGATTTATTATTTGCCGCTACTTATGACATATATATGTCGGAGAATTCTGTGTACAATGAGAGGAAGAAAAAATTTGAGCCTTTGTTATTTGCTTTGATAACAGATATAGAAATGACAGATGAAAGTACAGAGATAACAACAGTAACTATACCTAACTTAATCAACAGGAATGGAGTGCAAAAAACATGGGTTGAAAGTAATAACGGCGGGAGTGGCTTTGAAAAGGTTATCAAAAGGAAAATAAAATCATTGACTTGTCCTTTTTATCAAAAGGGAAATAAAGAGAGCAGGATAATAACAAGCTCGGCAATGGTTAACCAATATATAATTATGCCTTTCGGTTGGGAAACGAGATTTAAGACCTTTTACGAGCATGTAACAACGTTTCTAAGGGATTTTAAAGCTAATAAGCACGATGACCCGGAAGACGGGCTAACAGGCATATATGAAAAAGAAATAGCAGATAATAATATATATCCATACGGGAGAGAGCGTAGAGGTATAAAGAGAATAAATTAGCCTATTTCCGGCACTTTCTTTTTCATCCGGATAAGATGCCAAGCAGTCTGAAGAAAGTTCCTTAAATCGAAAATTCGATCAAAATAATAACTTTTGCCCCCCCCAAGCAAAACTTTTTGTTAATTGATACTAATAATAAGCTATTCTTTTGGTAGAATAAAAATAAGCTGTATATTTGTCATATCAAAATAAAACAATAACAATAACAATAAAAAATAAAGATATGATTACGAAAGGAACTGAAGATTACAAGAGAGCGCAAAATTTGGCAAATGAAATTAAATTGTATGCTAACACAGATGTAAATAATAGATCATTTTTTGAAATAGCATTCAACAAGTTATCAACTCTTTTAGATAGCGTAATAAAATTAAATGTTTTCGCTTCGAATGTAGCTAAAACAATAGATAGCAAAATGAACCCTTACAATAGGCAAGTTGCTTTTGTTTCTGACAAACAAGTTTGGGTTATCGCTTGTGCAGCTATTGAAAATAATATCGAATTTTAAAAGACAATGAAACAATATACAGTTTATTTTACTGAACCTATAAGGATCACTTATATAGGAGATAGATTTAACAAAGAGTTGGGAAAGTGGGAATGTGATGTTGAATGTGAGGAATGGAAAGATACATTTACATTTTACTCCCTTGCAACGGCAAAGAAACTCATTAAAGCCAATCTTGATAAATATAAAGGCTCTTGTATAACAAAGACATGGGCAAATGGAGATTGGGAGAACTTGGGAGAAATCAATATCAAAGGTTCAAATAAAACTTTTGTAGCAAATACTAAACAAAGAATAGCGAATTATTAGTTTGATAAACGAATAGCATTTTATATTTCTTTTTGACCATATAGAGATTATTAGATTGTACGTTTGCAAGAATGACTAACCTAAATATAAAATGCTTTTTATGTGTCTGTCTGGGAAGATAGGCACATATTTTTTTATATTATATTGATAATGGAGATTTTAGGTGTTTATTTTTGTTTTTATGAATGAAAATCGTAAGTTTGCAAATAGTAAGGGGTACACTAAATCAAAGTAAAATTATTTCTAACATTAAAATTTAAGATTATGATTTGTAAATGTCCGGCGGCGGCTTCTATTCCGACAATACCAAATGTTGTTTGTACAGAAACATTTGGACAGATACAGAAGGTCGCATTTCAACGTTTAACAAAGGACGACGGCACGAAGAATTTTTTTGACAGTGCCGCTGAACCTGCAAAAGACATCAAAGTATTGGCAACTTGGACAACCTTGTTAGCAGCGAATGACGGAACAAAGGTTGTTATTTCTCCTTATATCAATGCGCCAACGGCAGAAGGCGGAGCAGCAAGAACATTTGGTGGGGGAAATGATACTGTTGGTGGAGTTGAGGAGATTGTTGGTAGAGAACCGACGCCTTTTACCGGTGTTTTCAGAAAAACTCCGCAATCTGTTATCAAGGTAATAAAAGAATTGCAATGTGAAAGTTGGGGAGATAACTTGGGTGTATATCTTTTCGATGAAAATGGAGCTATTGGCGCAATTCAGGATGAAACAACGAAAACAAAATTTTATCCTATACCCATTCGATCTTTGTTTATTGGGGATAAAACGCTCGGTGGGCTTGAAGCTCCGGACAGCAACGCAATTCAATGGTCTTTCTTGCCTAATTGGTCTGATGATTTGGCTATTATTGCTCCGAATTTTAACCCTCTTACAGATTTAGTACCGGCTTAAAAAGTGGTAAAATGGCTAAAACAACGAATGTGACTTTGATTTGTGAGGAGCACAATTTAAAGCAAGATTTTGAAATAAGCCATGCAGAAAATCTGTTGAGGATGAAATTTAACGGCGGGTGGAAATTACCCGAAAATAGTAACTTTGAATTTGATCTTACAAATGGTATTAGAATTAAACAAAATACCCGAAATAATAAGGGAAAATCGAAAAAGGCAGGTAATAAATAGAGCTATTTATCACCAAAATAGGATAAAGTTCCATGTACAGACGAACTTAACGCCTCAAATGTGTTTACCTACTACCGATTTTCTGAATTTTGTTTCTAATTTAATTCCGCAAGATAAGTTCAAGGTATTTAAAACACTTTTCCGTTATCCCGTAAAAACCAACGAGATAACGGGAATTTGTTTTGATAAACTTAGCAGAATTTTTGAAGGCAGAAATCCCGCATTTAATTACCAATTCTTGAACAATGAACAACGGGATGATTGGGAATGGTACAGGCAAGAAGTATTGAAAGAGCCTGAAATTTGGAGTACAAAAGGTTGGGAATTTTTCAAAAGCGAAATAAACAGCGTTTTAATTGTTGATATGCCTTTGAAAGGAAGTGAAGAAAAATATCCTGAACCCTATTTTTATTGGCTACCAATAGAAAGCGTTATAACCTATTCCGCAAAAGATAACGGCATAATGAATTATATCATTTTCCGTCAAAATGGAGACAAAATCGCTGTTATTGATGATCTAAGTTACTATATCTTTCAGGAAAGAAATGGAAACATTGGAGAGTTGTTGTTAGAAAGTAGGCATAACTTAGGTTATTGTCCCGCCCGCTTCTTCTGGGATGAACCAATTAACCTTAGAGAGCCAGATATTAAGATGTCACCATTAACCAAAGAGTTGGAAAGTTTAGATTGGTATTTGTTTTACCATTTATCAAAAAGGCATCTTGATTTATACGGAGCTTATCCTATATACTCCGGATATGAACAAAATTGCGATTATAAAGCGGATAATGAAGATTATTGCGACGGTGGCTTTCTAAAGGATAAACAAGGTTATTACAAAGTCGATCAAGCAGGTATTTTAATTCCTTGCCCGAAATGCGGGCATAAGCCTATTATAGGGGCAGGTTCTTTTGTTCAAATACCTATTCCGGGAGACGATCAACCAGACTTAAAAAACCCTATTCAAATGCTTTCTGTTGACAGAAGCAGCCTTGATTACAACGTTTCAGAGGTTAAAAGATTGCGGGATGATATAATTACTTCAATTGTTGGAACGAACGAAGAAATTACAACTCGTGATGCTTTAAATGAGCAACAAATAAAAGCTAACTTTGAAAGTCAAACAACCGTACTTAATAGAGTTAAAAAAGGCTTTGAGAAGGCACAACAATTCGTTGACGAAACAATATGTAGGTTGAGGTATGGAAACTCGTTTATTTCGGCCAAAATCAACTTAGGAACTGAATTTTATATATACGATGCAAACGAGTTGAGACAAAGATATAAGGTTGCAAAGGATAGTGGTTCAAGCGAAGGAGAACTTGATTTGCTTCACAACCAAATCATTGAAACGGAATACCGGAATAACCCTACACAATTACAAAGAATGATTTTGTTGGCAGAATTAGAGCCTTACAGACATTTAACGAGAAATGAAGTTGTTGATCTGTATTCTAAAGGGTTAATAAGCGAGGATGAATTAAAAGTGAAAATTAATTTTTCAAATTTTATTCGTAGATTTGAAAGGGAAAATATAAACATCCTTGAATTTGGTACAGAGATACCATTTAACGAGAAAATAAGTATTATTTCAAATAAATTATTTGACTATGCAAGAGAAAACAAAAACTAAAAATGTGACGAAAATTTTAGACATTACGCCTGAAAATTTCGTTGTTCCGGAAGGAGAAGAACACTTGTATCATTGCCGGATAGAAGTAAAAAAATTTAATGCCGAAACAGGGGAAAGGATGAGTAAACCAAGATTACAGGTTTTCGGTAAGAAATCATTTGACAACTTTTTGTTGCATAACTTGAAAAAGCAAGGTTATACAGTGGATATTCTCCACGACCCAACAGAGTGGTTAAAAAACAATGAAGCTAAAATCAAGGAAGCAAAAGAAAAAAGAATAGCCGAACAAAAGGCGGCAGAAAAAGAAGCTTTAAAGGCTGAAATTTTAGCGGAATTGAAAGCAGCCGGAATTTTGCCTGATACAGAAGCAAAAGAGAAAGCAAAAGAGAAAGCAAAAGAGAAAGAAAAAGAGAAAGAAAAAGAGAAAGAAAAAGAGAAAGAAAAAGTTTAACAAAAAAAATAATTGATTATGGCACAAATAGCTCAACAGGACAATTTGTTTATTGTCGTATCAACAGCAATGGCAGCTCTTGAAGCTGATGTAAAAACAAAACTCATTAATTGCATTAAGGGAGGGACAATTACAGATGTTGTATTAGTTTCAACGGAAGCAGCCAACAAACAGAATTACGGCAAAGTATTAGGTTATTTGATTGATTCAACAACAGAAAATGCGCCCAAATATTCAATAGCAGTAATGGACGTGAATGGGGCAAAAGTGAGTGTAATAGCATTAAATTAAACAAAGGGTAAGTTTATGTTAACAAAAGATATTTTAATTGCAAATACAGCATTAGCAAGCTTAACAGAAGAACAAATAGCAGCAATTACAACTCTTTCTCAAAATGATGAGAATAGCGTTATTGCGAAGCGTATAGGGGAAATATACGGTGCTTTGGACAATGATATTTTAGATTCAGCAGGAATACAAAAAAATGGCACTGAAAAGACTTATGATTATTTAAAAAGGGTGTTGTCCGAATTAAAAGGGAAAATTTCAGACACAAATACAATAAAAAAACAAGTTGAAGATTTGACGAAAGAAAAGTCGAGACTTGAAAAAGCTATTGCAGAAGGTGCTGGAGATGCGGAAATATCCAAAGTCTTAAAACAAACAAAAGCTGATCTACAAAATGTTACCAATTTGTACACAGAATTGAACAAGCGTTTTGACGAAGAAAGGGAGAAGTACAAAAAAGACTTGTTCAATGTGAAAATTGAAAGCACTTTACAAAACGCCTATTCAGGAATTAAAATTAAATCTGAATTGCCGGAAAGCGTAAAAAAAGTTATCTTTCAGCAAGTAACGGATAAAATTAAAGCGATGAACCCTGATTACATAGACGACGGTAATAATGGAGAAATGATCGTTTTCAAGGGAGAAAATGGTGAAATTTTAAGAAATCCGAATAACCAATTAAACCCTTATACTGTTTCAGATATGTATAATAAAGAGCTTGAAGCTCTTGGCGTGTTGGAAAAACCCGGAACAAAAACAGGCACAGGAACAAACACTCCGAATAACAATGGGCATGTTTTTGCGTTGGATATTTCAGGTGTTAAGACACGAGTAGAAGCTTTTGAAGCAATTAAAAGCTCTTTGTTGGCAAAAGGTCTCACCGTTGGTTCGGAGAAATTTGAAAATGAAATGTCGCAGGCATGGAAAGATAATAACATTGCTTCATTGCCTGAAAAATAAACAAATACAGGGGTAAAGGGTAAACCCGTTTTTATTAACAATTAAAAAACAAAAATTATGAGTTTAGTAGCAACGAGACTTCAAAATTGGCGGGTTGAAAATCCTGAATTTGATAGGAATATGACCCGTCCTTGCGAGTATGGAGCACTTGATTTTTTCATTGAACAAACAAACGCACCTACTTCGATTATTAGCCAAAATTTAAGAGACAGAGCATTTGCGTCTATTGGTAACACAGTGCAAATACCCGTTATTAATTATGACGGCGATGTTCAGGTTTACAACGTTCGTTCTTGTGTAATTCCGGATGATGAAAATACTTCGGCATTATATACAATTGTATGGGCTACTTATGCAGTTGGGTTTACCATGACTCCTGCAGCATATATGAATAATGAAATTACGTACGAACACGACTTCTTTAGAAAGTTAGAGAAAATAACTCGTGCGTTGGCTGATACTTTGGATAAGGGAGCTATTGCCGCATTAGAAGCAAACAAAACACAGGTATTTAAAGACTTGTTGAATTATACAAAGCAAGGTAATGTTATCGAAGTTCCGACACAAATGGCAACTGAAATTCTCGGTGACATTAACCCTATTATGCGTGCTAACTGTTACCCGGAAATGATTCACATTATCGGTAATGCCGGAGTTGATAGCTTGGTTAGAAAGCTTGCTCAACATGGCGTTTACAACGATGTTAACAAACGCATGGAATACGATAATAAAGTTCTTCATTATACAAACAATGTGTTGAATGAAGCGAGTAAAAACGGAACATTCTTTGCTGTTGCAGACGGTAATGTTGGAGTCTTAACACGTGTTGATCGCGAAGCACTTCGAGGAACAAAGGCTAATTTCCACGAATGGGATGTTGTTCGTTTGCCGTTGATAGACCTGCCGGTTGGCTCACATTATTATACAGCCGTTGGAGATCAATCTTCAATTATGGGTGCAGCAACTGAGGACTTAACTTGCGCTGTTAAAGAATACTTTGGCTTTAGTGTTGATGTTGCTTTCTTAGTAGCATACAATAGTGATGCTGCAAAGGTTGCTAATCCTATCATAAAAGCCGAAATCGCTTCAAGAGCAGCAAATGAACCTCTTGGAATGCCCGTATATGTAACAAATGCAGCAAGTTTTCCGGGCGGAGCTTAATAATTTATGTAACATGTTGGTTTAGGGGGATTGGGATTTGTCCCTTTTCCCCTTTTCTTTTTTTTTATTTTATAGTTATGATACGATTAAACGAGATTAACGAAGAACTTAAAAACGTTGTTGGTTGGCGTCAATCTATAAACCCACAAGGAAAAATAAGTGAGAGCTTGACTATTTCCGAAAGTGGTATATATTTTCAGGATGCGCACCCTTTGGTAACTTTGGAAAATATGCGATCTATAATGCCGGATGATTATTTCTACAAATATCCCGAATGGGAAGAAGGTATAAAATATAATTCCGGCGATATTGTTTTGTATGGCGAAAAAAAGTTTTGGAAAGCTTTACAGGGGAATATCGGACAAATACCTGAAGAAGGTTCTTTGTATTGGGAAAAATACGATGTCTTTTCTGATTACCTGAATGATCTAACAATTAGCGGAATAAATACCGCTATCCTGAATTTTATCCAAATAAAGCAGTTGGGTAAGGAAACGAAAGATTTATTAGAAAGGAGAACATTATTTGACGGTGCGGGTAGAATAAGAGCAACGTTACAAAACACTCATAAGCTCGTAGGCTTTGAAATAACTCCGGTTAGATCAATGGGTGTTACTACAAAGATTGGGAAAATTGGTTTACAAATGACAGGAGCAACAGGAATAGTAAAGTTGTATCTTTTCCATAGTTCAAAAATAGACCCAATTAAAACATTTGAACTAAACTTTATTGTTAAAAATGGGGGCTTTCAATGGTTCGATGTTGATTGTTACTTACCGTATATAAGTAGCGGAATAAATTCGGGAGGCTCTTGGTATTTATGTTATAATCAAGATGAACTACCTAAAGGAATGGAAGCGATAAACGTTTCTAAAGATTGGAGTAGAGAGCCTTGCGGAACGTGTAATGTCGGCTCTGTTGAGGTCTGGAGAGAGTTGACGAAATACATGCAGGTAACGCCTTTTATGTATAATGCACCTTCTGATTTTGCCGAAAATCCTGAATTGTGGGATATTTCGCAAACAATGTACACGAATACCGTTAATTACGGGCTTAATTGTGAAATAACAGTAGGTTGCGACTTGACAGACTTTATCATTTCTCAACGTCTAATTTTCCAAAGTGTTATACAAAAACAAGTAGCCTTTATTGCTTTGCGTACGTTGGCAATGAACCCGAATGTGCGAGTAAACAGGAATCAATCAAATGTTACGAGATTAGACATTTTATATGAGCTTGACGGCAATACGAATGGTATTAGAGCTAATGGTTTGGGAAATGACTTGAAAAAAGCATTTGAAGCTTTAAGTATCGATACTAAAGGCTTAGATCGTGTTTGCCTTACTTGCAATAATAAAGGAGTGAGATATTTAGCTATTTAGTCAAATGGACGTTATACAGAGGTTAAGAAATAATGCGGAAAAACTAAATAGGCAGCTTTCAGAAGGTGTTATTATAAGTAATATTATCTATGAAAATGAGGCTTATATTGTCGATATGAATGCGGAAGAACAATTATACGAACAAGGAGTTAATAACTTGGGCGTTAGTATAATGGACTACCGACCTTATTCAGAGATAACAATAGAGATAAAGAAAGCAAAGGGGCAACCTACAAATAGAGTTACTTTAAGGGATGAAGGGGATTTTGAAAGTAGCTTTTTTTTGGAAGTTGGGAAAGAAAGCTTTGAAATAAAAGCTTCTGACTTTAAAACGGAACATTTGATAAAAATGTATGGACGTCAAATTTTAGGGTTAACAGATGAGAATTTAAGTACCCTTATTTGGCAATATATATACCCAGATTTGTTAGAAAAAACAAAAGAAATATTGTATGAATAAAGTAAAAGTTCCAATAATTGATAACCCGGAATTGTTAGATTCCATAATTTCCAATATTCAAAAAGGATTAGCAGAAAATATAGGTTGGTTAGATTATGTTTTCGGGCGAGCTGAAAGATTGGTAAAATTTGACACTAACAACAGGAAAATATATACTCCAAATGTTTATGTTGGAGGAAATGAATATATGGAAATTTCTCCCAGTTCAGATATCGGGAATTTCTGTTTTTTTTGGGTGGATGATCCCCAAAATGTGTCTTGGGAAGCGAAAATAAATGTTGGGATAAAAACAAATTTTTCCCTGATATTTTGGTTCAATTTTAACCGCATATACAATAGCGCAGATCAACGAAACAAGGAAGAACTTAAAAAGCAGATATTAGACGTCTTAAATGGGGGCTTTTGGCTTAAAAAAGGACGTATAACGGTTAATCGAATATATGAGTTATCCGAAAATATTTTCAGGGGCTTTTCTTTGGATGAAACAGAGAATCAATTCTTAATGCAGCCTTATGGAGGTTTTAGATTTGAAGGCATGTTAGAAGTCTCTGAATCTTGCGGAATGGTTATTCCTTCTGGCATTGTTTTTAATCCTATTTTTGAGGAAGAAGGAATAAATAGTTATAATTTTACCATTAACGGAAAAGAAGCGGTAAAAGGTAACAGTTATCCTTTAGGCTCAAATGTGGTATTTGATATTTACCCGGTTGAAGGCAAAGAAGTTGAAAATATTTCCGTAAATGGAAAAGTGTATGAAGGAGATGTGATTGAAAATGGAAAGAGATTTGTTTTTACACTCCTTGAAAGCCCGCAAAATATAGTTGTAAATTTGGTAAATGCACTTGTTGAAGTAGTGGCTTCAGGAGAAAAATTTGTTGTTTGGAATACAATAGAAGGAAATAATATTAAATCTTTTGAGATTCACGGAAAAACGATACAAGAAGGTAAAGCAACTCCATTTAATCCTATCAACCCTATTTCAGTGGGAGAAAGTCCTATTAACTTATGTTTTGGAGAAATAGAAGATGCTATTAACAAAAAAATAGAATTGAATACAGGACTACTTTGTTCTGTTTTCGGGCATTATGATAGTGTAAAATTCTATGATAATAAATGGGAAAAAACTACTCGTATAAATATAAGCAGAGGTTTTAAGGTTACACATTTTTCTATTCGAGAAAGTAACGGAGATTTAAGAAGTGTTCGTGTAAATGGTACTCCTTTGGGAAATAAAGCTAATAGGTCAATTTCTAATTTTATATGTAACAAGTTTTATTATACAGGTGATTCAACGAGCAATAAGTGGAACAATGTATATGGTGTTTGGACGAATAGCATTTTATACGGCTTTTTTATAGTTTATGATATAAAAGATTATCCAACAGAAGATGATTTAAAGGCTATGATTGAGGATGAAAGCACAATCTTTTACTATGTCGTTGAAACTCCTGAAACAAAAGAATTAGCTTTGAACAAAGATTTTGAGACATATAAAGATCAAACTTGGATAATGACGACTGATTCTTTAGCCCCAAAATTATCATGTAATTGTCTTGTTCTCGAAGTATTAGATTACATAAAAGAAGGATTACTTGCTTATTATACAGGGAGAGGAAGAACGAATAATGATGAGAACAAAGAAATATTACCAGATATGTCGGGTAATGGTAACGATTTAGAAAATAAAAACTTCGCATATACGCCGGAATCGGGTTACGGAGACGGTTATATCCAATATGACGGGATAGATGACTTTTCAGGTCTTAAAACATCTATTCCCGCAACAAAAAGAACAGTGCTTTTTACCGTTAGCGACATACATAGATTAAACGAAAATAGCAACGCATGGTGTGGGCTTATCGACGGACAGAATTATTTTTTGGGTATTAGTAACGGAACAGGATTCACTCAATCAGGGAGCTATATCATTAACGGAGTTGTGTCTAATGACAATTTCAATATTCTTGATAAAGGAGATAATATATATGTAGCAGGAATAACTGATGGTGTAGGTGAAAAACGTATAGATAATATTACCATAGGATCAATTTTGAACCGAAGTTCATATGCGTGCAAATGTAAGATCTATGATGCATTAATATATAACAGGGAGTTAACCGAAGAAGAAATTGAACAAAATTACAAAGCAAGTTTACAATTTAACGGGAAATTATTATGATAAGAATGTATGAAGTACCAACGCTTGATCTTGTAAACATTGATAAAGATTTAATGTATAGGCTAAAAAGCCCAGATGGATCAAAAACTTTAATTCATGCCGAAATTGTGGAAAATATTTTGAAAAAATCAAAGGCAAGAGATTCGAAAGAATATCCCTTGTATATTGGCGAAGAAAAAGTAAAAGAGTTATTAAATTTATGGGGTTATTAAAAATTATTCGGTTATGATTGAGTATATAATTTTAAGCTCTTTAATTTCTGCATTTATATTGAATTTATCTTATAAATGGGGAGTAATAGAATGGTTACAGGTATATGGAAATAATTTTTTTCATAAAATGAGCCTTTGTAATTTTTGTTTGTCGTGGTGGGTAAATTGCATCATAGCTATTATTTTATTTGTGTTTACCTTTGATTTACGAGTGTTGGCAGTGCCGTTTTTTTCAACTATGATAACAAGGAAATTGCTATGAAGAAAGTGAAAATAAAAAATATGTCTGTTGAAATTTATGATAATATAGAGGAGCTGCCTATTACCAGATTTCACAAGTACAATAAAATGCTACTTATAGATTCGGGTATTGGTTCTGATCTTAACGATTTTGACAGGCATATAGAAAAAGCATTGCGATATATAGGTACAAATAATAACAAGTTAGCTATTACCGAGATAGAAAATTTAAGGCAGAATGTTTACTTTATTCAAATGGGACTATCTCCTAAACATTTGGCTTTTGCCGTTCTTGTTTATAAAATAAACGGTGTTATTTGTAATGATATGTCGGATGAAGCATTAAAAGAAATTGTTAAAAAATTTTCAGATGTTCCGAATAATGAAATAATGAATCATTTGGAAGATTCAAAAAAAAAAATAGATGAAGAAATGATGATGTATTTTCCTTCTTTGTTTGAAAATTCGGAAATAAAGGAATATTACGACAAATTACGGAAAAGGACGCTTTTAATTTTAAAAAACATAATAAACAAGGACGATGAAAAAGATACATTAAAAGAGATAGAAGATATAACGACACAGTTAATAACTTACTTTTCGCCCAATAAATTCTCCGGAAATGGAAATTTTGAGGTTAATTACGACAAGCAATTCGAAAACATGTGTTTAATGCTATCTAAGCACTTGCATGTTAATGCTAAAAAAATGAGTGTTTTGGAATTTTACAACAGCTTTGAATATATAAAAGAGGAAGCAAGAAAGATGAGACGTTCAAAAAAGTATAAATAAAGGCTTGTGTTGAATTATTTCTATTCAGGCATACAAATTAACGCACGACAAATAAAAATGCGAAATATCGAAAATAAAGCATAAAAATAAAAGGAATGGCAAATAATAATAACCCTATAAAATACAGCGATCTTGTAAGCCCGGACAATTCGATAACGGAATTGATAAAGCAATTAGATGAGCTTTCAGACACTTATACAAATGCGTTAAAGAACATAAGAAGCGAGGCTGTAAAACTTGCTGGAAGCTTGGAGAATGTGTCAGGGGCAACGGAACAAGGAAGGCAGGCAACGAAAAAAGCGGCGGATGATGCCGACAAATTAGCCAAAGCACAACGGGAATTAGCTTTTGCGGAAAGCGAGAATGCGCAGAGATTAGCCGAGTTAAGGCAAGCAACCAGAGAGCAAAATCAAATAAACCAATTGTTGGTAAAAATCAACCAATCGGTTGAAGGTAGCTATAACAGATTATCCGCTCAATATTCGCTCAATAAAATATACCTCAACAACATGACAAAAGAGGAGAGAGAAGCGACAAAAGAGGGGCGAGAATTAGAGCAGCAAACAAGAGCGTTATATGAAGAAATGAACCGCTTGCAGCAGGCTACTGGAAAGTATCAATTAAATGTCGGGAATTATGAAAAAGCTTCTGATGCAATAATTTCATACGGCGACAATTTAAAAAATGCTTTAGGGTTAAACAATTCTTTCGGTGAAAGTCTTTTGAAATTGGGAAGCGGCGGAGAAGATGCGAAAAGCGTTTTGGCCGGTATAGGTGACGGTGCGAAAGCTTTGGGAAAAACATTATTGGGTTTGTTGAGTAATCCTGTTTTTATCGCTATTGCCGGAATAGCGGGAGTCGGAGCAGGCTTTAAATGGTGGTACGATTATAACGCCGGGTTAGTAGAAGCTACAAGATTAACTCAACAATTCACGGGAAAACAAGGTGACGACTTGAAAGCATTTAGAAATAATGTACAAGCTGTTGCAGATGCTTTTAATGTCGATTTTAAAGAAACATTAATGGCTTCGAATGCTGTTGCTCAGCAATTCGGAATAAGTGCTGATGAGTCGTTAAAACTCATTCAGGACGGCTTTGTTTCTGGAGCTAATGCGAATGGGGAATTTTTAGATACTTTGAGAGAATACCCGGCGTATTTTAAAGAAGCAGGAATTTCGGCAGATGAATTTATTGCCATTATAGCGGAAACAAACAAGCAAGGTATTTTCTCAGACAAAGGTATTGACACTATAAAAGAAGCAAACATACGTTTGCGAGAAATGACAACGGCAACGGCTTCGGCATTGGAAGGTATAGGTATATCTTCGGAGCAAGTTCAGAAAGATTTGCAAAATGGTTCAAAGACGACCTTCGATGTTATGCAAGAAGTTAGCTTGAAATTAAATGAATTACCTGATAGTGCCACTGAAGTTGGTACAGCTATTGCCGATATATTTGGTAGTGCGGGAGAGGATGCCGGATTACAATACCTCAGGACGCTCGGGAATATTTCAACTAATTTAGACGAAGTAAAAGACAAAGCAGGCATTTTAGGACAATTGCAGGAAGAGCAATTAAATAGTCAACTTGAATTGGAAAATGCTCTTTCCGGCTTGTTTGATCTTACCGGTGGTAATTTCGAGACATTAACGACCAGAGCGAAAGTTTTCGTTAATGACGGGTTAACTGCCATTATAAAGGGTGTTATTTCGATAATTAATTACTTCATCGAGCTATATAATGACAGCTTAGCTTTTCGGGCGTTGTGGCAAAGCATAGTTGTAAGCTTTAAAAATGGAGTAGATACTATTGGAAATATTTTCGGCTTTTTAATCGACATAGTAAAGAGCTTCGGAACAACATTAAAAGGGGCTTTTACATTAGATTTTGATCTTATAAAACAAGGCTTTGCCGATTATGCTAACTCTTACAAAACATTAGTTGCCAATCAAGTAAAAGATATAACAGAAAATGTTCAAAAGGGGATAGAAAACGCAAATAAGAAGATTAAACCTATAACTATCCCGGTAACAACATCTTCGAGCGGAAGCAAAGACACAGGAAATAATTATCAATCAAAAGCGGGAACAAGTACCGATAAAGAGATAGAAAATGCCTACAAAAAAAATATACAGATTAGAAGAAAGCTTGAAGATGAGCTTTTAAAGTTGGAAAGTGACGATTGGAAAAAGAGGGAAACTCAAATAAAAAATCAATATCAAAGACAGATAGAAGATTTAAAGCATCAATTATTAACAGAAAAAAATCTGACAAAACAAAACAAAGAGGACATCAATAAAACTATACAGGCATTAGAGCAGCAGCAAACACAAGCTTTATTAAAGTTAGACAATGAAAGGCAATTAAATAGGCTTGAACTTGAAAAGAAAAGCTTAGAATTGCAGCTTAACACTATAAGCGAAGGCAGTGAAGAAGAACTTAAATTGCGAAGGGAATTAATAGCGAAAGAAAAACAAATAGCGTTGTTGCAAAATAAACAAAAAGCTCCGAGCCAAAGACGTTCAGAAGGTGAAATAACTTCGGAATTTGGACAGAGGGAGCAAAGTGTTGCAGACACATATATAAACGAACAACTTGCAATTTTCAGCAAACAACAAGAGCTTTCAAAGAGCGAATTTGAATTGCTTGAAAGTACTGAAAAACAAAAAACATTATACCGATTGAACGCTGAAAAGGAAAGATTACAAAAGGTAATAGAGCTGAATAAAAAATATGCTGGAAGCCTTTCGGAGATAGAGATACAAACTATTCAAAACACGATTGCTAAAATCGAAAAAGAGATCGAAAATACCCAAAAAAAAGGGGGAGATAAAAAAGACATTTACGATATTTTTGGCTTAGATTTAAATGATGATGAAAAACAGGCAATAACAACGTCTGTTTCTTTTGCTATTTCGCAATTAGATAGTTATTTACAAAAGAAAATAGAAATTGCTAATGCTGCTGTTGAAGCAGCAGATAAAGAGGTTGATAGTGCGCAAAGTGCATTAGATGCAGAATTACAAGCACGTGCGAATGGTTATGCCAATAATGTAGAAATGGCACAACGAGAGCTTGAATTAGCAAAGAGGAATCAAGACAAAGCATTGAAAGAACAACAGCGTGCGCAAAAACAACAGGAAGCTATGCAGGCAGCTCAACAAGCATCGAGCCTTGTTACCGCAACAGCGTTAATTTGGGCACAAATGGGCTTTTTAGGAGCTTTACCCGCAATAGCTGTAATGTGGGCTTCTTTCGCAGCTTCAAAAATAAAAGCTGCACAATTGACAAAAGCGGCTCAACAAGAGGAGAGTTATGGAGAGGGTACAGTTGAGCTGTTAAAGGGTGGAAGTCACCAAAGCGGCAATGACATCGACTTAGGGATGAAACCTGACGGAACAAGAAGGAGAGCCGAAGGGGGAGAATTTTTTGCTGTTATAAATAAAAGAAATTCGAGAAGGTATGGCAGAATAATACCTGACATTATAAAGTCTTTGAATAGCGGCACTTTTGAGAAAAAATATATGAACATCTATGACGATCAAAATGGCTTTTCAATAAATGTAAATAACCAGACAGATATAACCGAATTGAATGATAATGTCCGGAAGATCAAAGAACAAAATAAAACAAAAATGTTAGTTGATAGTCAAGGAAATATCATTCTTATATATAAGAACTTAAAAAGAAAGATACGGAAATGAACCCTTATTATAAATTTGGTATAAACACAAAAAGTAAAAATCTTTTTGATTACAATGCTTCTGGGAATAAAGTAGATTATTCTGTAAATGAAAGTACAGGAGAATTACTGGTGCTTGTTGGCTTTAATTCTACTGATTACATGGATGTTTCCGGAAGTATGTGTTTAATGATTAATTCTATATTTGCTGGGGCTTTTTATGATGAAAATTACAATTATATTGATGGAATTGCTGACGGACACGGAGCAAGCGGTTACGTAATGACTCCCAAAGGGGCTGTATATGCGAGAATTTCAGTGATTAGAGATTATTATCTGCAGGAGAATGGGTTAGAAATATATGCTATAAAACAAGTATTTCCGGTATATAACGATGATTTTAGTATTACCTATGAGTTAGAAACAAGTCAGAATTTTTATAGGCAAAAATTATCTGGAAAAATTTCATTGTTAAAACAAGATTATCATTTTATCGATGATAAGACTTTCGATACTATTTTCTATTTCTATATTTTCAAGTCAGAAGATAATAGGTTGACTTGGGAGAATGATTTTATCGGTAAGTTCATGAAAACAGATTGCGAATTTAATGCCGATGATGAAATGATAACCGTGCAGCCAGATGTTTACGACCAATATAACGATGTTCTGGCAGGAATGGAAAAAGAATACAACTTGATAGAACTTGCTCCGGCGATAGAAAGAATAACTATATATAAAAGACCTTTAATTCAGGTTTATTTGCCCGGAGAGAGTATTATTTCTTGCTTCTTGGGGGGGGAAAATTGGGAGCAAGATGTTTCGCCGAATGGGGATAAAAATGCGCTTGTTAACACATTCCATTTTGCGCTATGTAATGTTTTGAACGAAATAAACATAACTGTTGAAGGTACTCCCTCAGATTGTGCAGGCTTATACAGTGGTAAAATGAATGTTCTTTCTGGTGGTAGTTATACAGGTTATTTATACCCAGAAAACAGTAACGGTTATGAATGTTATATAAACTATTCAGCCAATTTTTCAATTACAGCTACTATTCAGAGAACATCTGATAAAGTGCCTATTTTCGGTTATATTAAGAGCCTTGCTCCCGGAGAAAGTGTAGATAATATAAACTTTGATATGTCGCCTTTTTCGGGAGTTGCAACAGGTGTAGCGCATTGTTCTTTGAAAACATATAACATTTATGCGAGGTATTTGTTAGATGTCAGTAGTATTTTAGGTATTGCAACCTATCCCTTAAGCGGAGATGATATAGTTGGGAATAATAGAAATTATCATTATTGCTTAGGTTATGCGATAGACATTGCCGAAATTTCTGCAAGGTTTTCGGATGAGCCGACAGAATGGGGGAAGTCAGAGAATGGGAGATATTTTTTACCGCCTTATACCTTATACGGGCAAAAATTCTATCCTATTTCGCAATCAAATTGGCGTTATGTGTCTATTTGGTTTGATTTTGCTTTTTCAGACAAATATATAGAGGAGAATGGTAGGTCTCCTTATACGTTGAAAGATGCTTACCCTTTATGGTCTTGCATTTCAGTTCTTTTAAAAGAAATAGCTCCAGAAATAAAACATGAAGGTACGGAAGAATATAGCAAGTTCTTATATAGCGGAAAAAACCCTATTTCAAACTTAATTTTTAATCTATTTGTTACTCAAAAAACAAACATTTTGGCTGGGGAATATCAAACGCCCGCACAGCGAGGAACAATTACTTTGCAGTCGTTTACAAACATGCTAAAGAATTGTTTTCAATGTTATTGGTATATAGAAGATAACAAGTTTAAAATAGAGCATATACAGTGGTTTAAAAATGGAGGCTCTTATTCTTATTTGCCGATAATAAACGTTGATTTAACGGAAATAGAAAATGTTCGGAATGGTAAAAAGTATGTGTTCGGCACAAATAGTTGGAAATTCGACAAAATAGACATGGCAGAGAGATTTCAATTTTCTTGGATGGACGAAGTTTCGCAAATATTTGAAGGCTATCCGATTGAAATTTTGTCGAAATATGTAACCGCCGGTAAAATAGAAGAAGTAAATGTGTCGAATTTTTCTTCTGATATAGATATGATGCTTTTAAATCCCGGTGCTTTTAGCGACGACGGCTTTGTTATAATGGCGGCTATATCGCCAAACGCAATGATAAACCCAGACTCGTTCGGTTACGGCTCGCAAAATCAATATGAAAGCGGCGGTTATTCAACGCCAACATACGAAATTAATTCTCTATACAGAGGACACAAAGCGTTGATAATTGGTAATTGTGTTGCCGAAGCATCTGGTTTTTTAAGAGTGCACTTTTTTAATTCTTCTGGTGCTGATATTGGTTATCAATCAAGAATAGACATTGCCGAAGGTGGGAATCAATTAAATTTAAGCGTTCAAATACCGGGAGATGCGGCTACTTTTGGCTTTTATTGTTCAAGTGTACAGAAATTCAAAATAACCAATTTAAACGTTACAGATACATGGCAATTGCCATTTGTAGAAATGCGCATTGACGGCGGAGATTACACGTTACAAAATGGTTATATGTCTTTTGCAAGCCTTCAACCGCTTTATTGGACATATAATTTACCCGCAACAGATGTTCTGATAAACAAAGAAAAATCGTATGTTTATGGAATAGAAAGAAAAAAGAAGCAAACTGTAATTTATCCTGCACCTACCAAAATTAACCCTATGCAATTAGTTAAAACGGGTTTGGGCAACGGTCAAGTAGAAAGTATTAAGCTAAGAATTAATTCGTTAACAGTAGAAGCAACTTTGAAATATGATACAGAATAAAAACAACAATTTAAGTGTTCTCCCCTTCTATGAAAAAAGGGACATGCAATACAGCAGGAGAAGTTATTCGTACGGAGAAGTTTATCCGTTATATTGTTTGAATAATTTTTTGCCCCCCTTTCAAATAATTAGAGAGCATAGCATTACTTATGTTCCTGAAATAAATCTATATGACAAAAATGGAAAGCACATAAAAGACATAACTTCGGAAGTTGAAAGAACGGGCTTGCAGCTTGTGGAATTTGAACAATTCGGTTATGATGTTATTGTTTATCCGGGTAATGTTGTTATGGATTTAAAGATAAGCGAAGGCATGTATTACATAACCTTTAATACGGGAGATGATATTATTTATTCGGAAGTATTTACAGTTGTAAATAGTGTCGAAGGCTATTTAAAATTGGAATGGTACGATGATGAAAATGTTATTTTTGATAACGGGCAAATAGTTTACAAAAATCCCTTATTCAGGAATATTTTATATTTGTGTGCAGAGCTTGGAAAGCCTGATTACGAATTTGAAGAAGAAGGAGAAGATAGGAATGGCTTCTTTTTTCCGGAAAAACAAATATCTGAAAAGACTTATAAATTTGTTATTTTAGCTCCTGAATACCTTTGCGATGTGATGAGGTTGATACGAATGGCAGATCACATTCAGATTACTGATAAATATGGGGAAGTATATAATTGCGATAGCTTCTTAATAACTCCACAGTGGCAAACGCAAGGTAATTTAGCAAGTGTCACTGTTGAGTTCCAAACAAATACAGTGGTTAAAAAGATTGGCAGAGGTTATTTAATGCCGAATAGCGGCGACTTTAATAACGACTTTAATAACGACTTTAATAACGACTTTAATATATATTAAAAATGGGGAATTATCAAAATTTAAAAAGCTCAATAGCGCAAGTTATTAGAAATAACGGTAACAATGAAATTACCGGAGATATTCTCGGGAATATTTTAGCTCTAATGGTTGATTATCTGGGTAATGGAGCAACGTTTAAAGGTCTGGCAGCCTTGAATTTAAATCCCGGAAATCCTGACTCAAAGGTTTTCTATATAGCGACTATCGCCGGAACATATAGGTACTTTGACAACTTACAGGTAACAGATGAGGTAGCTATTTTTATCAATGATAGTGGCAGTTGGGAATCTCTTGAAACGGGAATACCATTGTCAGTGGATGTTTTTAACAGGATGTATAGAACGCCCGTGTACAACAAAGAAATTTCAGATGCTTGCCAATATTACAAAGATTTGGAGAACTTTATAATTGATATAAAAATAACGGGTAATATCTTGGGTACGGAAAGTGACCCGCATTATTGGTCACCAATCTCTGTTCATACAGACATAAAAACGGTAATACTTTATGAAACAGATGCAGACGGAAATTATTTGGAAGATTTCAATTATATAAGTGTAAGTTTAAAAGGTGACAATTTATCCTATGTTTTGAATCAAGCAGTAGAAGATAAAAATGGGTTAACAGGTAATTTATCTATCGTTGTTGATTGGACACTATGGAAACATGGGAAACAAGAAGCAATGAAACCCTTAAGACTTAATGACGATGTACTGAAAGATCATTTCGGATTTATTTCTATTCTGGAAAATGTAGAAATAACAACGGATAACATAAAAGCGGGGTATATAAAAAATGTTGACAACGCTAATATAGATTCGTGGAATAATGGAGTCATTACAGAGTATCATGGTAAAAATGGATTTACATTTCAGAATATGCAACAAAATGGCTCAGGAGGTATAAGAACAACAACTTTTAATCCAAACCCAAACTACCATTGCATAATAGATATAGAAATACAATCGATTTTAAGTGGTGTAGTAACAGTATATCTGTTTGGAGCAAATGGAGACAAACAATTACAAGCTCAACAGCTACAAGTTGGTAAAAACAGTTTTGAATTTGATCCGGCTTATCATTCTGTATATAATAATCAAACTAATTTTTATTTGATAGTAGCTGCTAATAAAGAAAGTATAGTTAACGTCAAGAATTTCATTTGCGCCCAATATCCAATCGGGCAAACAGAAAATCTTACGGAAACAATCTCCGATTTACAAAAAGAGATAGCAGTTTTGGAAGGGAAAGTAACGTCTTTGGAAAGCAGTTCGGATATTATCCTGACTTCCCCAAATGGAACTAAATACGTAGTATTGGTTGGGAACAACGGAGTAGTGACAACAACCCCGTTATATCCGGAAAAAGCGTTATTTATCGGTAACTCTTTATTGTTGGGTAATGGAGATTTTGGAATGAATGCAACCGATAAAACAAAAGATTATTACGACATCATAAAAGAGCATATATTGGCTTTCGGGTCGAGGAATTATACTTCAAAACAACTTTCAGGAACAGGCTTTGAAGATGCAGAAAGTATCACAACAAGTAATGCGTGGATAGAAGATATTTTAGAGTTAGAACTTGATGCAGACACCGATTTAGTCGTTGTTCAACTGGGTGATAATGTAAATACGGAATTGAAAAGAACGACATTTAAGAGTAGTTGCTCCACGCTTATTCATAATATACGACAAATTGCTCCAAAGGCTCGTGTTGCTTGGGTGTATGGATGGTATGTAAATAACGAAGTTAGGGCAACTATTCAAGAGGCCATAAAAATATATGGAGGCATATATATCGAAATAAATGATCTGAATACAAAAGAGAATCAAAGTGAAATAGGGACAGTGATAACGCATGATTCAGTGAAGAGTCAAAACCTTGTTTATGACACTTTAGAAATAATTTCTGCTACACAACTGAAAATTACTTTTACTGTTGAAGGCAAACAATATATAAGCGAGATAACGGTAAATAGTTATCAAGATAGTTCAAGTAATAAAACTGTAAGTTGGCAAGGATATGAAACAATAACAGTAAGTGCAGGTGTTGCTTCTCATCCGGGTGATTTAGGTTTTGAAAAAATAGCTCAAAGAATTATTGAAAGATTAAAATTTTAATTGTATGGATAGATTATTTAATTTAGAGCAATTGCGAATTATTTTCGTCACGGTAACAAGTCCTATAATTGCATATATGACAACAACAAGCAATTTCATATTTGCGCTTATAATAGCTTTTGCATTTAACCTATTTGCCGGAATGAGAGCAGACGGTGTTTCAATATCGAGATGTATAAATTTCAAGTTTAGCAAGTTCAAAAATGCTTTGTTAGAAATTTGTCTTTATCTTGTTATTATACATGTGCTTTATAGCATAGTTATTCTATGCGGAGATAAAAAAGAAGCCTATTTTGTGATAAAATCATTAACGTACGTTTTTATCTATGTGTATGCGACAAATTCGTTCAAAAATTTGATAAAAGCTTATCCGAAAAATGTAGCATTAAGAATTATTTTTCATATATTAAGGCTGGAATTTACTCGGGCGATGCCTTCTTATTGGAAGCCTATAATCGAGAAATACAAGGATGAGATAAACGAAATAGATAAAGACAAACAAAATGGATAGAAATAGCATTTTAACAGCTTTAGAGAAAGATAAAAGCGATAGAAAGATAACAGATATAGTTATACATTGCAGTGCTACTAAATTGGGCGTGAAATGTAATGTTGAAATATTAGATGTATGGCATAAAAATAGGGGCTTTAAAAAGCAGCAAAAGAGCGGGCATACATGCGGTTATCATTTTGTTATTTTGCAAAATGGAGAAATTGAAATAGGACGTTATATTTCTGAAATTGGGGCGCATGTTTCCGGGCACAATAGTAATTCTATCGGCATTTGTTACGTTGGCGGGTTAAATGAACAAGGAAAGGCAGAAGATACAAGAACAAAAGAGCAAAAAGAAGCGATAACATGGCTGTTAAAAGAGCTGATGAAAAGATACCCAGAAGCAACAATAAAGGGGCATAGGGACTTTTCTAAAGATTTAAACGGAAATGGCATTATAGAACCTTTTGAATGGATGAAAGAATGTCCTTGTTTTAATGCTATTGAGGAATACCAAAATTTAAAATGAAATAAAATGACTAAGAAAGAAAAAATCAACTATCTAAAGGAATTTGTAGATAGTCAAGGCACACAAATAGATTTAAGTGCTTCAAGCTTGTTAGAAGAAATAATAAATGATTGCGAAGATGTGTTTGTTGTTACTGTTGAAGATAATCAAGAGGACACGAAGAATGTAACTAATACACAGGAAGAAATAGATGAATTTATAGATGATGTAAATTCTGATCCGTTCCACAACATTCCTAAAGTGTATATATCCGGAGTTGTTATTTCTTTTACGCAACTTGAAATTAACGAGGATGAAATAAATTCATCACTTGAATTTAACGGCGGCCATTATGTTTTAACACTTAGTAAAACGCCTAATAGCTCTTTAATTATTTATACGCCTAATGAATGACAAAATGAATAAGTACCTAAAAATATCGGCAATTGTTTTTTTTATCATTTCAATAGGTGTTATTTTCTTTCAAAATGTGAAGATAAAGAAGTTGAAAGAAGAAAAAAACAGATATAAAAACAACACGGAAGTATTACTTTCAGATGTTGAGATGTATAAAACAAAGGATAGTCTTAACGTGGCAAGCGTTGAAGTTTTGGAACTAAAATTGAAGGAGTACAAGAAGTACAGAAGTGAAGATTTAAAGGTTATTGAGACTCTGAAAAACGCCAATAGATCAATTGAAAGCGTATTGGCAACACAGACAAAAACAATTATGAAGTTAAAGGGAAATATAAAGGATAGTATTGTTATAATTCCCGGCGACACAGTTGTAAAAAAAATACCTTGTTTGAGAGTAAAAAATAATTGGATAGAGATTAACGGATGTGTTGACGATAATAAAGAATTTACAGGGGAATTAATAAATAATGATAGTTTGATTATTACCAAAACGGTAAAATATAAGAGGTTTTTAGGCTTTTTATGGAAAACAAAAAAGGTAAAA